TAACAGGAATGTCGTGCAGTTCCCCGGAATCTGTAATCTTCTGCTTTCCGATTGCCCTGCACAATGAGGCAAGTTGTTTTTTTGATATTTCAACTGCCTGTGCATTTGGATTATCCAGGTTAAGACGGTCAAACAGCTTCCTGTTCTTACCATGACCATCAATTACCGAAAGTTGAAGGAATAGGTAATGCCCATCCCCTGCTTTGGTCTCCCTAAATTCAGAATCCTCCACTATCACAGGGTACTCACCCGGTGGAAGCACAGAAAAGTCCTCATCGACAACTTCTACGTCATCTGCATTAAATTCGAGTTTCATTTACTCTCCTTTTCAACTGTTTTTGACTGTTTAGGTTTGGCAGAATTGCCTTCAGCTCTTGCATCTGCAACGGCTGATGTGAAATCCTTCCAGTTTAGTGGAAGACTTTCCGGTAGTGCAAGCCGTGTTTTGCTTTCATAACTTGGGTTATTACCCAAGTGCAGCAGCCTACGGCCTGTGGTTGTGGGTTTGTATTTGAAATTACCAAATGCATCTCCACTCTTGGTGGTGAATATCTCTGGAGCAACATAGCCCACGACATCACACCATTCAAGAATTGTACCCCGGATATGCTTGTGCAGTTTTAGCGTAACCATATCATAGGGGTCTAGGTTAGGGTCTTCAAGTCTCACAACCTGCGAATGACTGATAAGCAGGATATGAAAACCCTTCTGGCGAATAGCTTCAAGGGCATTTAAAATTTCTTTCCAGAAATTCAAGGCATAAATGTAGCCTTTTTGCCATCCAAACTCTTCTATTGATGTGAAGTTCTTTGGGTTCAGCTTGCCGTCATCCAGAACACTCTGCCAAAGAATTTTTTCCAGCCAATCCAATGAATCAACCACTATCAATTCATTTTGTACCATATCGGCTTCCTTATATATGTAACGAAGTGCATCCATAATATCACTGGTGGGTTTGCCAACAAGATCAATTGATTTACAATCAATGTTGTCAATCCCTCCTTCTATATCCAGGAACATTCCGTCTTTCCCGAAAGTGGATTTACCACTTCCTCCGGCTCCATGTATCCCAATCCTCAAGGGTCTGGGTTTCTTGCCGGACAGTATTTTAACTTCGCTCATACTCTCCTTTCGATAATTTTGAATGTGCGAAATTCAGACACACGGCTAAACTCATCAGCCAGACCAGGATGTGCCAGTTTAAGGGCTTTCTGATCCAGCCCGGTTTTAGAACCATTAATCCATGTAGCAAGTTTTTTGCCTTCTTCATCAACCACAACTGCTGCAGTTTTCATGTGGTTCATTATGTCCTTGTCATTATCACTTATCAGAGCCTTTATCTCAGCCCTCTTCTTCCTTAAATCCCTGCCTGTTGCAACAAGGTTCAACATGAGCGGAGTTGCCTTTATCTCCTCCAGTTCCTCAGAAGCCTTTGGAAATTGCAGCATTGCCTCCTCTGCACTCATAGGCTCAGGAGGAATCTTTTTCAATATATGATTGTTCCAGAAATCCTTTTCTTTATCAATCAGTTCCTTTATCTGCTTTTCATCCCTTTCAATCTTATAAACCTGCAATTTTTGCCCCCCAATCAATACAACACACCACCAAAAATCCCAGCCTGTAACGTAGAGGTAATGATTAATCTGGTCAAGGTAATTTGGTGGAATATCTCTGGTCATTTCTGCCCCCCAATGCGAAGCATTCCATGCAGCAGTTGTCTTAATCTCAACACCCACCTTTTCTCCCACTACCTTTGCATCAATGTGAGCCTGTGCAATGGGCCACTCTCTTGAGTTCATTGTCCTGGAAGCCATCCTGATCTTGATTCCAGTTTTCTCAGTAAACAGTTTGCCCACTCCATCTTCAAACATAACTCCTGCCTGAACTGCAGGATTATCAGATAAGTCCTTCGGTTCCTTCAGTCCCAGTAGCAAATCATAAACGTCTATGCCAAACATCCAAGGGTTTGTTCCATTGATAGCACCAGCAAACGAGCCGCCTATCTTACCCTTCCTAATCTCCGGGTCTCTCTCCGGTTTAACTCTTACTGCCATCTTCCCTCCTTATAATGGTTTAACACGTTTCTTTGGATTTCTATGCACAAAGTTTGTCCTGGCATTCTCTTCTCTCAGTGCAACTACCTTCCTGCCTTCTTCCCTTCGCTTCCTCATCATCTTTGCATAGAGATGCAGTTCAGCTTTCGTTAGGCGGTGGTGACTGTCAACCAGCATATCCACATACTCTTCATTCTTCATTTTATCTCCTTAAAAATAGAGGCACAGAGACAGCGTAAGAATTACTTAACCCTGGATTGGGTGACTCGACAACCGAGCCAAAAGTAAAGTTAAGTATTCCGTATTGCTTGACCAGGCATGTTTCAGGAGAATTTTACAGGCCAATGATCCCAAACTACTGAACATTTCCTGAGAGGAAGTCTCCTCCTGACTTAATCTCTGTACCTCCAAATGCTATCACCACTTGTTCGTTAAATTCATTTTTCCAACTATAGACCACACCTTCTTTGCAGTGATAGAATGCACACAGGCATCGTCACGATCTGATTCTGAGAAGAGTGCATCCACACAGCTCTTAATCATATTATCAAGGTCAGGCTTAACCTGATGGTATCTGCCAATCATTTCCATTTTCTTCTTTTTTGACCAGCTCTTTGGCATCTGCATGTGAAACTCAATAACAAGATGGTCACTGGGAACAAAGTTCTCTTCCTTGCAGGCAAGTCTCAATTCATCCGCAAACTGGCGGTAACGCATGACTACTGGTCTCTTTTTCCAGACATCACTTCGTGTCTGTCTGGGCTTGGGCACAGGCTGTACGTCAATCCACATTAAACCCTCCGTGGCTTTGTTGACGGACAACTTCCTCCATGAACCTATTACTGTACCCAAAGCCCATTAAATCATCTATATTCCAGTTGTCAAGTAAGGGGTTTTGCATTGAAGCCCCCGGAATTTTTCCATCCATTTCTGGAGAAAGTGTTTTTATTTTTCCACCCATTAAGATATATTTTTTAATCTCCTCCTGGTGTTCAGAATTAGAAATGTTAAGTGGTTTCTCAACCTTAACGATCCTTGGTTCATTATTTTTATAAATAAAACCATGAGAACCCCACTTTTTAATGATGAGTGGAGACTTTGGTTTAGACTTATTTTTTTGCCGTAATTTATAAAGGGAGTATTTTTCCCTACACCTCCTTGTGCAACATTCATGGTTATCCTGCCTGGGGGAAAAAATCTTATCACAAAATATACATTTGCGAGTAGGTAGTTTAGGGTGGTACTTATCGTAGCGTTTCTTATCTTTTAGCCTTTTGTTCTGGCTGTAACACCAGGTACTACACCATTTTATCTTCTTTCCTGTAATCCTGTTCCCACATGGACACAATTTTCGTTTCCTCACTCTCTTCACTATATCCTTCCAATGGAATTAGATAATCCTTCACCTCTTTATTCTGGGCAACAACAAGCCGTAGAGCTGCCGCCTGGACTCTCTCTCGCAGATTATCATTAAGTAGTTTGGATACATCCGAAACGGTTGTTTCGGATGCGTTGGCAACCTGACTCAGCGTTACTCCAGAACGCCTCATTAGCTGCTTGATGGTAAGTGGCCTATTTTGCATTTACTCCTGTCTGTTAGACTTTCTAAAAAAGTTTAGAAAAACTATGAGAGTCTTATAATAAGCCCCTCTACAGGAGTGTCAAGTGTTTTTTTAATTTTATCTACTTTTTCTACCTTTTCTACCTTTTCTGATACCTCTTGCCCTCCTGAATGCCTCTGCTCCCTTTCCTTTTGGAAATACAGTATCCAGTATTACACTTGAGAACCCCTGCTGTGCAGTATCGGATGCAGCCGTAACCGCAAATGCCCCTGCCGTCAGAGTTGCATAAGGGCCAAGTGCAGAGAAAGTCCGTGGATTGGTGGCTGCCGCCAGGATCAGAGGCCCGATGACAGACCGATAAAACCCTTCCAACCCCTTTTTTTCGTATGCAGTAGTATTCGGAGAATTTCTCTCTGAGATCAATGCCCTTGCCATTGCATTAACATTTTGTGCCCAGAACGATGGAGTTGCACCTATTACCAGGCGAGTAAGGTCAACATCATAACGCATGGCTCTAACTGCCTGGAGAAGTGGATCTAACGCCCCTGTAGTGCCTGTTCTGTAGAAAGCCAGCTCAAAGATTCTTTCCCACAATACACCTTCCTTTTCCCATTTATCCCATCTCTCCTTATTTGTCAGCATCTCCCTCATAACTGTCACCATTGCATGTGTGACATAGAGGCCAACTAATGATGGAGCAATTTTAGACCAGACCTGTGCCTGCTTGAGTGTACCCTTCCCATATATCTTCAGTCTTTCTCCACGGCCTTTCCCCATTATATTCATTTGCTGGTCAATACCACCTTTCCCTGTCCTCACTATACTTGCCAGACTCTCAGTTGGGCCAACGGCTTTCAAGTCCCTGTAGACAGGTTTAATGACATTTGCATGGACAGAGTAGGAGAATCCCATAATGGAATATATCATTCTCCCCCACGGCCCTTCGGCATGGCGTGGCTTGCTGGCAGGTTCAGGGTCTTGGATTGAACGGTTGACCAACCTGTTTATGGCAACAGATAGATATTTTTGCATCTCATTCATTTCTCCATAGAGATTCATTATATCTGAAGCGTCTGGAAGTTTTTTACCTTCCATAACAGGAAGGAACCAGAAAGCAAATTCTTCCTCCTTACCTTTGGCGATACCATACTCAAGCAGAATATCCCTTGCCTCCTTTTTATTTTTTGATATAGCGGCAGCATTGTCTCCCACAGGATTCATAAACTGGTTTGCCTTCTCCTTAAAAAACTGGAAACCAATAGCCATGACTGACCTTCTCTGTGCCATAGTAAGTCCCTGCAAGCCTGAAATCTTGAAAAACTGGCTAACCCACTTGTTAGTTTTGGGGTCATCCACCATTAACCCTCCAAGCCTGTTCACAGCAATATCTGTCATCCCTGAAGCATCAACCACTCCCAGGATGTTTGCAAGCTGGTGACGAGCCTGAACGGTTTGCCGGACATCCTTTGAAACATATTGAAGCAGCTCCTGTAAGGTCAAGGCAAATGATTTCAAGCCATCCTTGCCTCTTCCTGTCACGACTCCTGTCACAAAAGGTTCAGCAAACGAAGTTGCTGCCGCCTCTGTGAGCATATATGTCAAGCCAACACTGTGGAAATAGTTAATATTTTTATAATAGGTACTTTTGGGTGGTGGATTCCTGCCCAGGATAGTCATAATGTCAGTCCTGGCTGCCTCAAAATCCTCGGCACTCATATACATGGCAAGTTTTTCATCCATCAACCATTCCAGGTAATCCCTGGAGTGTTCCTCCTTCTTTCCATGTCTGGTTTTAGTTGCATACCTGTCCTTTTTTCTGTGTGCCTTAATGTAGTCGGGACTGAAACGCTTATTAAACTCGGTTTTCTTGATGACCGCCTGGATATATGAGGATATGGATTCAATTGCTGGCTGATAAAAGTTTGCCATATATGTATCTGCTTCCCTGCCAAACTTCCTCTGCTTGGTAAAATTACTTATAAAGGGAGATGGTTCCAATCCAAAGTTACCAGAATCGCCTTTAGGCAAATGAAGGTTACGAACCCATTCATTTGTATGTTCTACTGACCACCCATGTCCAACTTCTTTATATGCCCTCTCATGTAATCCGGCATGAAGAACAGGTAAATCTGCAATTATTTTGTTCAGTTCATTTTGAAAGTATTCAAATTTTTCTCCATCACCATCTTCCTGGGCTTTCTCGATTTTCCGTTCAAGACGTTTAATCTCCTTAGTTAATCTTGCTATTGTCTGAATGTCTCTGTTGGGTTCAGTAAATGTCTCTGCAGAACCATCTCTCTGGAATTGCATCCTTGGATGGGCAGCAATTTCTCCAATCAACTTAAACTGTTCCAGGTCTCCATCATTTAACTCTCCCACCTCCTGTATCCACAGCACTTCCTCAAACATTTTAGTGGACTGACTTCTAAAGGTTCCCTCCTCCATGTCCAACATTACCCTATCAATCATTCGTGGCAGGTAAGCGTTTGGTTCAAGGAATGATATGCCTGCCGCAGACTTACCATACTTAAAAATCCTGTTCAAGACTATCCGTAGCTCTCCTGCCAGCTTAACCACGTTTTTGTTCAGTTGAGCCAGCTCTGCTTTCTTAATCGTTGCAGGATCAGAAACCATCAGTAAACGTAATTGTTTTTGTTCATCTTCGGTAAAGTTCAAGGCATCACGTTTATCAATTACTATTTTAAAAGCAGTAAGTTCTCTTCGGATTCCTGACCTGGTTGCTTCTGTCCATGTACCTATGAAATCATCTTTACCCTTCAAGAAAAGAGTCCTTCCACCTGGATCATCTATTATCCTCCTCATAATCTCTGTAAGTGCATCACTCACAGGAACTGGGTTGCCCTCTGCATCCACCTCGCCCCGGTACTTTCTTACCTGTGCAAAAAGTTGTGCCCTCTTGGAAAAAAGTACAGGAAGGGCCATTCCATCCTCAAACTTTATCCATGCCCTCTCGGATTTAGTCTTACTCTTCCAGCGTTCAGCTAACTCCATTCTTTTATCTTCCTGAAGCTGCTGGTTCCTTGCTCCTTTTATCCTCCGGGCAGCATTTATCTTTGCTTCTTTTTTCCAGGGTCTGACATCCTCAACCCTTGTACCAAGCAACGGATGTTCCACTGACCTGGAAGGCTTTGCTATAGCGGCCTCACCCTCATAAACATCTTCCACAAGGGCTTCAAATAAATAATCAAAAGCCCGGAAGATTGCATGGCGGTCTCCATTCTTCGGATATATTTTCTCCCATCTTTCATCTATTTGGGGATTCTGAAGTTCAACGATAGGGCCAGGTGTAAATTTCTTATCCTTGTATGCCCAATCAGGCATAGTGATAAGTTCAGTACCAGGATATTCAGCCGTCTGTGCCTGCAGTTCTATCTTGTTAGCCATGTATGCCTCAAAAGCCCTAGCCAGCATTTCTGTTGGCATGATGTAGTACCCCGGCCCATCAGGGTCTCTACCCTCTTTTAAGTCTTGCTCCCTCGCCCCCCAGTAGTAATAGGTTTTTCTCAGACGTTTACTGGACATCCCATTTTCTAAATCACGAATATCTTTATTGTATCCTGCTATTACGTCCTCACTTCTTGCTTTTGCAATTTTCAGCTCCAGGGCCATAATCTTTGCGGCAACTTCTGCATCAGAGAAGAAAACGACATTCAATAAATCTGCAAAGGCAAGTTTAATTCTTTCTGTAGTGTTCTCTTCCATCCAAGGCTCAAGAGTACGATCCTCTCCGAAGAACAAAGGGTCTTTTTGTTCCTTGCCTCGCAACCTTCCACTCATACCCTTGCCTTTCCCCTGTCCCATTGTTTCTAAAATATGGAAGTCCAGGGCATGCATCCATTCATGGGCAAATGACCTGTTTCTCTCTCCTACTTTAATCAACACTTGACCTGGAGCATACAAGGCAAAAGTTTCTCCATACCTGGTCTTCATTAGGGGTACTGTCTGGTAACTGAGAGTTTCATTTAACCCCATAATTTTTAATGGGGCACCAAGGACGGCTGCCATACCCTCAAAATTGACATAAGCATCCATCATGTTATCCAGCGTTATGTCTATTGTGCTTGTTGCTTTTTCAATCCTTATCCCAAATTTGTCATACATCATCTTGCTGAATACTTCCTCAAGTTTCCTGGGAGTATAATTTCTCAGGATTCCCACCCTTTCGTCCATCGAGAGACTTTCATCCATATTTGCAGCACTTGCCATGTCAACATAGATCAGCTCCCGGATTGACGGAGGAACCTGGCGTTTTTGGTCTATTTCTTCTGAGGCAGTTGAGAGTATCGCTTCATCGCCAAGAGACTCCGTAGCGGAGGGTTTGGATTTAAACTCTACAACCTGGGACACATTAAATATTTCTCGCAGTCTTTTGGCAGTTTTTCCTTTCTCATTAGCATCTGCCATTTTGGGGATATTAATTATTACACCATCGTACCCATGCTTTACCATTTCTGCCCTTGCTTTTTTCAGCAAGGGAACACGATCTGCATTCTCTGATGGTATGGCTTCACCAAACCATTTAACTAAATCCTCATCAGAAGTTAAAACAGCAGGCTGTTTCAATTCAACGGTTAATGGTTTAACGTCTCCAAAAACCTTCGCATCATCTTCCTTCAATGCAGAATATCTGCCTTCCCCTAAAGCAGCACCTTCCACACCCTCTGCATAAACAGCTCTCTTGCCTTCTCCACGAAAGACTTTTAACCTGGTTGGTTTTCCATGCACAAGCCCCTTCCAGACATCAGGCTCAAGCATGGCATCCAATTTGGCAGGCGATACTTTCTCACCAAAGAGTTTTTCTAAATCCTCCCTGCTTTGTGGATATGAAGAAACTGGTTCTGGCTCCACCATTTTAACTGTGGGAGCTTCCACCACAGGAGGCTTCGCCTTCGGTTTCGCTTTAGGCTTCACCTCGGCTGGCTTGCCCTTCTTCTCATCCTGGTATTTCCGCAGTATGGCTGTAATACCAGGCTGTCTTGCTGGGCCTCCCTCATTCCTTGTGGGCATAATTATCCCCACCCTTTCATCTCCACTATAGATGGCTATAGGTCTCATCTTGCTTTCTGCAACAACAAATTTAGCATCAGGAACCAGTTTCTTAATCAGGTCATATTGCTTCCCATCTATAGTTACAGTTTCTGCTGTCAATGATGGGTCATTTGGAGCAAAATGCACCTGGACTTTCTCATCCCCTGGAACCTGGCTAAAGGCAATCGGATCAACTGCAGGAGTGGTTTTTGATTCTGTGGGAGTACCCTCAATAATCGGTGTAAAATCAACCTTAGTTACAGGGGTTACTCCTTTCGGAACTTCCCCTTTCAATGCCCAAATCCCATTACTATATAAAGGACTTCCATCCCACTCCCTACCCTCTATATTAACAACTATACCTCTTTTCCCTTTTAGGCTTTTTACAGTAACACCCTTCTTTGGAGTATATTGCTCCATTGGTAGCCCCTCATCTACCAGCTCCTCATTCTCCTTTATCTGCAGGGCAAGCTCCTTGCCTTTTTCAGTTAGTGTCGGGAAGTTAGAAAGCTGTTCATTTATTAACCCCCTTTTGTGTAGTTCCGCTACTTTTTTCTTATCAGCCTTTTTATCCAGGTCAAAAGATAAACGATCTAATCCCTTTGGATCAGGAACAGTCATTGCCTTAATGACAAACTGCGGCAAAGGCTTACCCTTCTCATCCACCAGAGGCTTAAATACCCTTTCCTCTGGAGGTTTGGGTTTTACCTCTGGAGGTTTGGGTTTTACATCTACAGGCTCACCAAGAAAACTCTTTGCAGCTTCTGTAGCCTCCGCTTCTGTAGCAAATTTATTCAAAAGGCCACTAGGAACATTATCAAAGCCCCCATAAGCATTCGTAAATAATTGACTGGCAGGTATATTTGTTAGATCTGTGCCGTAGAATTGAGCAACTCTAAATATACCATCTTTGTTTTTCCTTACAACAATTGGCCTCGGCTTATCTTCTTCTCCCCACCACTTTGCTACTCCAATTTCCTTAATCTGGGCAAGAGTTTTTCCTTTAGCATTTTTATAATCCTGCCATTCACCTGGAGTTTCAGGTTTTACATCTACAGGTTCTGGTTTCGTAACAACAGGTTCTGGTTTTACTTTTACTACGTCACCGTCCACCACAGTCCGTCTAAGTTCGCCAGCAGCATTATAAGCCTTCCCATTATAGAGGCTACCATACCTAAATTCCCCCTCATACTTTACTATCAAAACTTTTGGATCAACGTCCCTGGTCATAGCACTTTTTCTTTCAGGATCAAATTCCTTTACCCCTTGACCATGTGGAATTCCTTCTTCGTCAGTCTCACCTATATAACTGTAGCCATGTTCATCAAATACTGGCCCCTGAACCTCCGTTGGAGAGACCTCTGTCGGAGGTGTGGACTCCAGCCCAGAGGACGGAGGCACAGGGGTTATATTTGGCCCAGCCTCACCCTCAAATAAGGGGGGGCGTGTATCAATTGGGGTTATATTTGGCCCAGCCTCACCCTCAAATAAAGGGGGGCGTGTATCAATTTCAGGAAGTTCTATTTTCTGAAAATTAGGAATTATACCTGTATCCAGGGCATCAAATAATTGCCGTTCAAGAGATTTGGCAAATGGATTTTCCAATGCATCTTCTGGAAGAACTGGTTTACCTATTGCCTCTACACCTTTCCCGGTTTCCTGTACCCCCTTTACTCCCATGCCAATGTGACCACCAAGTAAGAAACCGCCAATTGCTGATTCCTTTAAACGATGTACAATCTCACCAGGCTTAAAATCCTTACCTGCAATGTACTCACCAATCATAAAAGTACCATCCTGCAATGTTTCAGTACCAGCTTCCGTTAAAGATGTTGCAATACCTCGGCCTGCAATCCGTTTTGCAAGGGATTTTTCCATTATTCCTACAATTTTATTCATCCCAACTTTGGCAAGCACCTCCTTTGGAATACCCCTGAAAAGAACACCAAGGCCAATATTTTCAAAAGCTGCTGCAATTAATCCTCCAGCCTTGACCAACGGTATCTTCTCTTCCAGGGTCAATCCCTCAATGTCCTTCATCCCCTCATTCATTTCTGCAGACAGCAGCAATGGTGTCATGGTTCCAAGCGAAAGAATTGAACCTACCATTTGTGGTGCAGAGGAGCCTATCAAACCATACATATAACTCCTGTAATCCTTCAATTCATTAATTTCACTAAACTGGAGAGGCCGTCCCTCTTCAAGGGATTTTCTGTAGCCCTTTTGTGCTTCTGCCCTCATCCTTGCCTTATCCTCATCACTTATTGGTCTGGGAGGAATAAGACCGCCTCCTATACCAAATACCATTTCGGCAAGATGAACCCAAGGATGTTCTTCACGATACTGGGCCAAATCAGGGAGCCAATTCAGGACATTTGCCCTTGTCCTCTCATACCCTGATTTAAGTGAAGGGAGTAGTTCTGTTAATATTTGGGGTTCCTCTTGGATAGGCTGTTCAGCCGGGAGCTGAACAGCCCCTGATGCAAGGTTAAAAGGTATGGGTTCAGGAAGGGCTGGCTAGGCCGTGGCTTAGGCCCAGGCAACTCTGGTATGGGGAAGGGTAAGGTTGTGTCAGTAGGGATAATTCTATTTTTTGGAGGAACTATTCCTGGGGACGTTAATTGTGGAGGGTAAGCTAGTTCTTCTTCAACTATTTTAGGGGCAACTGCAGGAGCAGCATCAATACTGGGATATACTGATTCTAATGCTTCAAAAAAAGATTGATTTAATTCAGACTCACTTTGATCTGTTTTTCCATATACAGCATCTAGGGCATCTGCAAATGACTTATTATCCATTTACTCCCTAATTATTCCGATAGTTGGTCTTTATTTAATTCAAGCATGTGTGCTAATATAGCCTTGCCTTCACTTCTCCTTGTATAACCTAATTCATATAATTTCTTGAATGCAGCCTGAAATACCTTAGTAGTATCTTCAGGATTTTTCTGTCTTGCTTCAGAAATTGCCTGTGCTACTTGCCGCAGTTCTTGCCATTCTGGTGTAACTGTTACATTTGGGCTAAGCCAATTCGACTCCACTATAATCTCAACAGGCTCCTTAAACTGCCCAACTTCAAGAAATTGCCGTGTTTTACTCCAATCAAGCTGCTTTTCTCCTTTTCCTATAATACCACTACGTCCAAACCTGTCGGTTTTATTGGTATTTACTTTTTTACCATCTGTCCAATTATTTGTTTCAGCCCTTTTATTAATTTCATATATATCCGTAGCAGATTTTGCGGCAGTCCCGAACATGGTTGATTCAAACGTCTTATCTGTTGAATAATCCGCACTTTCTCCTTCTCGCAGAGTTTTATGTACGTTTGTAGCAGATTGGGCGGCAGTATCAAACATTGAACCTTCCAAGCTCTTGTCTGATTCATATTGTGAACCTTCCAAGCTCTTGTCTGATTCATATTCTGCTGCCTTCAGAACCTTATTGTTTTGGTCTATTGTTCCTTGGAGGGTCATTTTATGCCCATATATTTTTGCAGTAGTTTCCAGTGCATTCTTAATCATTGAAGCCTCAAAAACTTTCTGGTTGGAATCCATAACTCCTTCAAGAGTCAATTGGGTATCATATACTTTTGCTGCAGCCTCCAAGCCACTTTTTAGCATCTCGGCTTCCTGCACCCTGTCTGCAGTATATGTTGTACCCTCAAGAACCTTTCTGTTTTGATCCAGGGCAGCTTGTAAAGTCAATTGACTGTCATAAATGGCAGTTGAGGCTTCCAAGGCATTCTTCATCATAGCGGCATTTCTCACCTGTTCTGCAGAATAATTTGCCGCTTCAAGCTCTTTCTTGTTTTTGTCTAACGCTGCCTGGAGAGTCAGTTGCTTACCATAAATGTCAGTTGTTGCATCCAAAGCGTTTTTCATCATAGTAGCAATTTTTACACTTTCGGCAGTATATTTAACACCAGCTAAGATATTTTCGGATTTAATTTTTTCTATTTTACCGTTCTCAGTTATTTTATATCTTGCCAGTAAGTCTGCCTTCTCCCTTACCTGATTAGCCTCTGCTTGGGAGTAGACTCCTTCGGCTGTAGATTCCTTACCATGTTTATACATGAATGCTCGCCTTGTATCAGAAGCAGTTGGGTAGAGAGCATTGGGGTCTGAATATCCTTCTTCCGGCCCTGTACTCGGATCAAATTGATCACCCTCTGCCAGAATTTCCATCAATGTACTTAATTGCCCCTGATCACCACTCTGTGCAGCTAGATTTATTTCGTTAGAAAGACTAACAGGGGCTTCCCCTTCCACTGTGGTGGGCATGCCAAGAAGCATCCGGTCTGACAGGGCATTCCTCTGCTGTTGTCCTAATTGCCCAGGTAATAGTTTATTCTTAATTGAAGCATCCACCAGAGAATCTATCTGGTCAACATTTGCAGCACCAAGCCCTCCCAAGCCCGGGTTGCCAAACATGGCTAGAAATGCTGGATCATTTGCTGCAGAAGTCATTGCATCTACCTGAGCTTTCACCTGGGCATTTTTGCTCAATTGCCCTGTTGTCTGGGCTTCAGTAAATGCTGTTTGAGCTTCGTTGTGCCTGCCTGCCGATAGCCTTTGTTGCATCAGGGCAAGATCACTCAACTTTGATCCACCTCTGCCTGTACCCAGACCTTCTCCCAACATAAGTGACTGAAGATTCTTGGATATTCGGTCTATGTATTTTGATTTATGAAACGGATTTTTTCCATTGCTCATGTTGTACCTTTAGCCGTAAAGTTGAGAAAGGAGAGCCAGAGTACCTGCTTTGTCGGATATATCGGCTTCCTGTGAATATGGATCAGACAGTCCATGTAACTTATATCTAAGTATTTGAGCCAAAGCCTGTTGTTCCCTTGCATTTTGACCAAGGTCAAATCCGAGATTCTGTCTGGAAACTGCTTGTTTACCAGTATTAAATGCTCCTGTCAGTGCAGTCAAATCTCCAACAGTTCCACTGTGCTTCACAATCTCTGCCAGGGCTTTCTTATTTTCACGGTTTCTTGCCCCAGCAATCATCGGATGTCCCCCAGACCTGGTTGGGTCTGCAACAGAATATTCTTTTATTGGTAGTTTTGACAGCATCGTTGATAATCGGTCTGCTTCTGTCATTTTAGCTCTTGCGACAACCTTTGGATCATACTGCTCTCGGTGTTTTGCCGATTTATCCAAAGATTCTTTTACCAATTTCTTATTTTGCTCTCTTGAAGCACTGATAGCCTTGCCTCTTCTTCTACGCAGGTCTTTGTTATGCTGATCCTGCCTATGTACCCCATATAATTTTAATGCTGCTGCTAATGCCAATACCCACGGATTCATTTTTTTCTCCTAATAATATTTTGCTGAGCCACTTGAAAATGGCGAAGTAAAGCCTGAGCTAGTATCGCCTCTTCCTGCAGCCGTTGACTTAAATTTAAAACTTGGTGCCCTGTACACTGCTCTTGAAAGTGTTGCATCAACGTCATCATCTTCAGTAGTTTCATCTGACGAAATACTACTGGGTGGCTTGTAAAAATCTCCATAAAAACTAGGAGAAAGGTCTGGATCATACGAATAGCTTTCCGAATCTTTTGTCCCAAATTCAAAACCACCTGTTAAATCGCCTGCCAAAAGGTCAGCTTCATAGTCATAGTCAGGCATGTCTGTCCATTTATATGCATCAACCTCTGCTGCTGTTTTCTTTCCTTTTATAGCATCAGTATTTTCCTTATACCAGGCATCATAAGTATTTTTTGCCGCACCTTCGTAGCTGTCTCCCAAATCCTTCAGCCACTCTTCCTGCCCTGCTTGTGCTGCTTCCAAAAACGAATAAGGATCACCCTTACTCCATCCTCGCCTTGCCGCAGTTATGTCAAGACCTGACTGGGCTTCACCAAAGGCATCAGCAAGACTTTTTGTATATTGGTTAATATATTCCTCACCAATACCTCCATATTCGTATGCTCCTCCCTCTGCCGTTTTTGTTTCAATTGCTGCCGCCAAATCTTCGGCAGAAGTATCGTCAGTGGTTCCATCTCCAGTGTCAGTGGTGGTATCGCCAGTAGTGGAGTCATCATCATTAGTGGTAGTAGTGGTTGTATCGTCACTACCATCATCGTCATCAACTGTAACATCATCACCATAATCTTCCTCTCCGGGGTCACCTCCTGCCCCTGTCTCATCTCCGCCATAATCTTCTAACCCCGGATCACCTCCTATTGGATCATAAACTTCATCACCATAATCTTCTAACCCCGGATCACCTCCTGCGGTATAATCATCACCATAATCTTCTTCTCCGGGGTCACCTCCAGCATCAACATCTCCGCCATAATCTTCCTCTCCCGGATCACCTCCTATTGTAGAATCATCCCCATAATCTTCCTCCCCCGGATCTCCGCCAGCATTAATATCTCCGCCATAATCTTCATCTCCCGGATCACCTCCTATTGAATCATCATCCCCATAATCTTCTTCTCCCGGGTCACCTCCTATTGTAACTTCATCACCATAATCTTCTTCTCCCGGATCACCACCCGGTGGAAATTCATCACCAAAATCAAACCCCCCTAATGAATCATCAAAGTCCAGCCCCTCTGAACCTC